CTTACCGAGGACGAAGCAAAAATGCTGCTAGACCTCCCGACTTTGGGAGTGTTTAGCATGACACCAGGAGTAATCTAATGAAGCAACTAAACACAGAATCCACCGTCCTATTCCAAGAGCGCGAAGATAGCCAGGGCGACATCGTAGGCAGCGGACACGGCATGGCAGTCCCTTACGGCACCGAGACAATGATTGGCGGCGTACGCGAGTCATTCGCGCCCGGATCATTTGACCTGGACAACGTAATCGGAAAGCCTCTCGCCTACCGTCACGGCGAGCCCGTCGGAATCATTACCGGCGCAGAAAACCGCGAGGACGGACTCTACATCGACTTTGATATTGTCGACACCACGCTAGGCCGTGACGCCGCAGTATTAGCCAGGACTAACACGATTAAAGGTTTATCAGTTGGTTTTAACCCGCTTAAATCCGTCATGAGTAAAGCCCGCGACGCAATTCAACACACAGCCGCCAACCTATTAGAGGTTAGCCTCACCCCCTACCCTGCCTACTCCACCGCTGGAGTTAGCAGTATCCGAGAAGAAGAAGAAGAAGAAGGAGAAACAATGTCCGAGACCATGGACTCGACCGAGCAGGTCTCGGTCGATCAAGAAGCCCGCGAAGCTGTAAAAAGCCTTCGGGAAGAAGTAGGCACCATTCATGCCCGCGTATTTACTAGCGAGTCAAACGAACACCCACTCGCAAAGTACCGCTCATTTGGTGAGTACTCGAAGGCAGTCTACGCAGGCGAAACCGAAAGCCGCGCTCTCGTCGATCAGATCACGGCAAACAACCCAGGCGTTATGCCCCCTAACTGGTCACTGCAAGTCCGGGGAATTATTGACCTCGGCCGTCGAGTCATTACAGGTGTAGGTGGCCCAGAGTCCGCCGGAACCGCAGGCATGGACTTTAACTGGCCATACTTTGATGGTGTACTCACCGACATCGTGGAAGCTCAAGCAAGCCAAAAGGGCGAAGTTAACTCGGTTCGCATTGACCTCGAAAAAGGCACCGCGACACTTGCAACCTACGCAGCCGGTTCGGACATTTCCTACCAGCTGCTAGAGCGCTCAAGCCCGAGCTACTTGGACGCACATAACCGCGTAATGCTCGCCTCATACGCCACGGTTACAGACCGCAAATTCACTAGCGATCTATGGAATCTAGGAACCGGGCTAGAGGATTACGACTTCGCAGCAGACACAACCGGCGCAGCATTCCGCGAAATGGTGTTTAGTTCCTCCGTAAAGGTCGAGGACGCTACCGGCGTACCAGCGTCGGCCGTATTCGTATCAACGGAGGTATTTGTCGCTATCGGTGGCTGGTCGACATTCTTCCCAGAGGTATACGGCGTTCAAAACGTGTCCGGTGTGGCAACAGCCAGCACTCTCCGGGTTAACGTGTCGGGACTGCCAGTAATCCGGGCAAAGTGGCTTGATACCAACGCCGCCTACCAAGCAGTCGTCACCAACGGCGAAGCAGCTCGCTGGATCGAGGACGGCCCACGCCTGGCAACCGCGGAAAACGTGGCTCAACTCGGACGCGATATCAGCATTTACGGTTACGGCACTACAGCCGCATACCTTCCCGCTGGCATTATCCGCGTAACCAACGTACCGTGATCTGAAAGGTAGCCGATTAGAATGGCACTCGTCACAGGCGAAGAGCTCGCCGATAACCTAGACATTGAGTACGACGGTGCAGCCGTCGCAACACTCGACCAGGTTGCTGACGCCGCCTCACTGCTAATCGGCTACCTCATTACGGCCACGGCACTCGATGATGAACCCTCACCATGTAAAGAGGCCGCCATGTCCGTAGCCGTGGAGATGTTTCAAGCCCGGTCTAGTGCCGGGGGCGAAGCGGTCTCAATGGACTTCACCCCTGGTCCTTACCGTTTATCGGTCTGGCTCACTCGTCGAGTAATGGGAGTAATTGCCCCCTATTTAGACATGAAAGGGGTAGTAGGGTGAGTCTGGCAACCGAAAGCCGAGAGGCAATCGTCGCAGCTCTTACGGGACACGGGTACAAGATTTACGACACAGTACCCGCGACACCTATAACCCCGTCGGTAGTGTGCGTACCGGACTCTCCATGGATCAGGCCCAACCGTTTAGGGTCGAATCTTAACTATGAAATCCGGTGGCGTATCCTCATCAACATTAACGCCAGGGTAAACGAATCAGCCACAAAAGCCACAGAAGACGCAATCGACGCCCTACTCGTAGAGTTACCCGATACTGTCCTAGTGGAATTAATAAATGCCCCGCAGCTTCTCAGCATTGGAGCCCAAGGGACAGTCATGTCCACCGAAATTAACGTATCTATGCAAATGAAAGAAGGTTAAAAAATGGCCGCTATATCCGTAGCTGGAGCCGCGTTTGTCGTCGAGGTCGGCACTCCAGCCGTTCAATACGAGGACCAGATCACTTCAGGCACAATTACCACCACGCCCACAATCGTTCGCACAAAGACACTCTCCGATGTTGCGTTTGATCAGACGGACCTCAACAGCACAATGTCGCTAGAGTTCCTCTACGACGAGAATACGGGCCTATTCGAGGCTCTCCAGACAGCAATCGCAGCCGCTACACCAGTAGCCGTTGTAGTCTCAAGTGCCACAGGTGCTTGGACAGGTGCTTCCATGTACATCGAAAGCGCCGAGGTTACTTTTGCCGCAGACGGTATTGCAACTTGCTCGACGTCGCTGACCGGCACAGTAGTCTTTACTTAAGGTCTAGGGGGAAACCATGTATCCAAAATTAAAAATTGAAGTCCAAGGTAAAGAACCGATCGAGGTCGAGACTTTACCCGTGGACTTTATGATGTACGAAGAGCTGCAAGGGACTAAAGCCCCAAGCGAGCAAGGTTTACGGCTCACAATCGCTTATTACTATGTCGAAGGCAAAGAGCCACTAAACCTTAACCAGGTTAAAACGTGGGCTCGCTCGACTAGGTGCAAAGTAGATCTAGTGAGTGAAACCGTGGACCCTACCCAACCGGAAGCCATTACCGCCTAATAATAAAAATGGCTCTCCGTACAGGCTGGACAATAGACCAGGTTCAAGCTCTAAAGCCCCGCGAAATTGTGACCATATTAGAGGAGTTAGAAAGTGGCTAAGCAGTCCGAGGTCTATATTCAGGGACTCGGCGAACTGCTACGCGACTTTAACCGATTGCCTAAAGACGCTGCTAAAGAGCTACGGACAGCCTCTAAAGTTATTGCCGAGAAGCACATGGTTCCGGCGTGGAAAACTGCAGCTCTTACCTACGCCGGTCCCTGGGGTGAAGACCTGGCTAATAGCGTTCGGGCAGGCTCGGATCGAGTGCCTAAAATAATGATCGGCGGGAATCGTAAAGTAACCTCCGGCGGAGCTACCGCGAACATGCTCCGATATCCGGCCGATAAAGGCGACAGGGGCCGATCCGGTGCGCGAGTACCCGCAGCGTTTGGCAGCGGCTCAAACTGGATCCAATACGCTCGAACCTACAAAGGTGACGCTATAGAAGAGTGGGGTAAAGCAGTAGACCGCGCTATCGGCAGGTGGGCTCTCTAATGGCAGCCGGTAAAACCTTAACCGTATTCCTAGCGGCAGACCTCAAAAACTTCAACCGTAACATCAACTCAGCCCAAAAAAGCGTTAAAGGGTTCGGCGGATCTATTGACAGTTTCCTAAAACCCGCTCTAATTGGTGCAGCAGCAGCGGCTGGAGTGTTTGCCGTCAAAATAGCCGGGGACGCTATAAAAGCAGCCCGAGACCTGGGAGAAACACAAAACAAAGTTAGCGTAATTTTTGGTGAATCCTCACGCAGTATTCTGCAATTTTCACAAACAGCCGTAACCTCTTTAGGTCAAACTCAAGAGCAAGCACTCAGCGCCGCCGCCACGTTTGCCCAATTTGGTAAAGCCGCAGGGCTAGCAGGAACCGATCTAGTAGGCTTCTCGACCGAGTTGGTAACCCTCTCAGCGGATCTCGCCTCATTTAATAACTCGACACCAGAGCAAGCCATAACCGCAATAGGTGCAGCTCTACGAGGCGAAGCCGAGCCCCTAAGAAGTTTTGGTGTGCTGCTCGATGACGCCACGCTACGAGCCAAAGCCCTAGAAATGGGTATCTACGACGGTTCAGGCGCCCTCACACAGCAGCAAAAAGTATTATCAGCACACCAGGTAATACTTTCACAAACAAAAGACGCACAAGGAGACTTCGCTAGAACCTCCGAAGGGCTAGCCAATACGCAAAGAATCCTACAAGCCGCTGTCGAGGACGCTAAAGCCGAAATAGGCGAAGGTCTAGTAGACGCCCTAGAATCAGTTTCAAGGGCTATGGGCGGCTCTAAAGGCATGGCCGGAATTGTGCAAGATACCGGTCGAGATGTTGGAAACTTTACGCGAGGTATTGGTGTTTTAATTGCAGAAATGGCCAAACTTAGAGGCGAAACTACCGAAATTACCAAAGAAACACAAAAATATAAAGAAGGAGTCTTTGGACTTCAATATACCCAAAGGTCTTTACTAGATAACATTTTACCTCTAATACCTATTTTGGGTGCCTACGCGAGCAGCATTAAAGCACTTGGTGATAATTTAGAAATTACTGGAAATCAAACCGGCTTCCTTATTGGTCAAATAGCAGCTCTACGCAAGGCCCAGACCTCGGGCATATTTGCCGAGCAAGAAGCGGCCTACCAGTTACGAGTCACCACAGAAGCCGAACAAGCAGCAACAGACGCCACTAAAAAGAACACGACAGCAAAAGGTAGCAACACTCAAGCTACAGACATGCTGACAAAAGCCGAAGAAAAACTAGAAGCACAGTATGACAATCGTCTGACAAAAATGACAAACACGGCCAAAGCCCTAGACACGGAAATAGGGAAACTGCACGACGCCCGTAAAGCCGTTGACGATTATGTGGCAGCAACAAGCCAAACCCTCAACACTATTGACCTAGCTAGTATCTTTGGTGGAGCAGTCGGAGCAGACGGAAAGCTAGTCGCTGGAGACTTCGTAAACAGTTTCAACACGGCCGTAGATCAGGCGCCTTGGTTTGGC